AAGGACACCAAGTGCTGCACCAGAAGTCTTACCCTGATATTCTAGGGTATCTGCTAGTTGCTGATAGTGCATCATCAGGTCAGAGTAGTCAGCACTCAATGCCCCATCAAGCTGTGTCGTAACCATACGAGCAAACTTAGAAACAAGTGTCCGACAGGCCCAAGAAGCTGCCATATAGGTGTTGTTGTTGTTTTGAGCAAGAGAGAAAGTAATCTCTTCGTTCTGCATTTGTTGGTCAGCAGTAATTGTATCGCCAATCAAAAGACGGACAACATTGAGACGACCAGCATCGGTAGTTGTATTCAAGTCCGAGGGATTGTAACTCCAAGCCAATTTGGTCGTCTCCTATTACTTACTCACCGAGAATAGTATCTCGCATCTTATAGAAATCATCCATAATCCACCTGTTCCCCACAAGGAAACGACGAATAAGACCACGTTGCTTATCATCTAAGGTAGATTGTTTGCACCGCTTGTTCTCAAACTCATTGGTGCTTGAGGTACGCTTCTTGACCTCTGCGTTAATCAAAGTCACAAGAGTTTTTAGTTGATTGCCTTGCATTTCTGAGAGGCGGTCACCAACTTTACTCTGAACTTCCAAATCTGTATTGTGATGAACATAACCAGAAGCATAGAGGATAGCAACTTTATCAGCCTCAATCCCACGCTCTAACCAGTTGAAGTGTTCTTCACGTTTCCACTCTTTACCGTCTGCTGACAGTGGGGTTTTAATAAATAGAGGCCAATCGACCTGCCAACCCAAGTATGAAGGGTGCATTTTGACAATTCCTTATAAGGACTATGTTGTGTTCTGTTATAATTGGGTATGCCCAAAGCTATTAACCTTGGACATACCATTAGTCTATTACCTATTAGGCAACGATGGTCTTGAAGAACAGACCCAGATCAGCGCCAACAACTTTCATGTCGTAGGACATCTTGACTTGGATCATTTCTGCAACCTGCTGACGCTTCAGAGCATCATCCGAGAACGATTCAACAGTGATACCGAGGTTGCTAACACCTTGCAGGTTATTCCAAGCGAAGGTCAAACCAGCAGCAGGGGTCGTCAGGCCAGCGCTCGAAGGCGTGTAGGTCAACAGAGCCGACTTACCACCGATGAAAGCGTTCGACTCTGCAATACCTTCAGCAGCCGAGTTCTTAACAGCTTCCATAACATAGAAGTTCTGCACTTCAAAGATTTCAGCCAGTTTAGCATCCGTAATCAAGGCAGTGTTCGTAACGGTCGAACCGCCATTCAAACGGGCCAAGATGTCAGGGTGATTAATCAAGATGTCACGGACTTCTTTACCGACAACCATCGTGTTAGGCTTAAAGCCGCCCGACTTCAACTGCATGGTACGACGAGCAAGCGTCACATCTTTGATTGGGGTTGCGTTAGTGTAGTCCGACCACTGCTTGACTTCGTTAGTCGAAGGCGTACCTGAAACACCCGTCAATTCGCTGCTCCAGATCGAAGCTGCAAAGAACGTCGAAGCGAACTGCTCTTCACGATGGATCAACAGACGGTTGATAAGAGTTTCAGCACCAGCAGCGCGGAGGTTCAGAACTGCATCCTCATTGGCAAGGGTCTGCTCGTCAAAGTCCATACCCAGACCATAAACGTCTGCAAAGTAGGAACTGTTCGAGATAGACATGCCGATACGCTCAACTTCAGTACGGGGAGCCAAAGCCTTGACATCGCCAGCACGGTTGCTGTTTGCACGGTCATAGATGTAGTATTTATTCGACTGCTTGTCCACACCAACGATGGGGAACACTTTGTCTGCAATAAAGTTAGTTTGCTCTTGCATATAAGCCAGAGTAAGGTTGGTCAATGGCTGGTCGATATGGACAGCCGAGGGGGTCAACATTGGCATAGTAATTATCCTTTAATGTCTAGATTAGGCCGAAGCATTACCGCCAGAGATCAGTTCGATCTCAATGACTTGACCATTGACGCCAGCTTCACGGGCATAACCCATGATGATGTTGCCAGTGGCAGCAGCTTTAGCAAGACCAGCAGCGTCCGTAGAAACGGCAGCACCAGCAGTAATAGTAGCACCAGCGGTGACCATAACCGAACCACCACGGGTCACGGTGACAGCAGCGCCAGAAGCACCACCAACGATGCAGACACCAATGCACTGCTCACCAGCGGTTGCAGCAAGAATTACGTTAGCGCCAGAGATTTTAACGAATTTGAACTGAGCAGCCGACAAGTCAGCGCCAGCAATGTAAGTGCGGTTGTCGCGAGATTGCATAACAGCCATAATTATTCCCCTTTGTAGGATTTAGCGATGAGGGATTTACCTGCATCTGTTTTAGCTACAGCCGCATACGCTTTGGCGTAGTCACTTTTCTTCATGCCACGTTCGTCCATATAGGATTTAACAAGAGCATCCATTTCTTCGGTTGCGTTAGCAAACTGACCATTTACATCAGCCTTACCAACTTCATCCATAGCAGCAGCAAACGCATTGTCAGCAGCTTTAAGGGCAGCAACGATAGCAGCGTCTTCCGAGAAGGACTTCAGCAAAGATTTAGCGACATCAACATCAAAGTTTGGCAGAACTTCGCCAGCTTTCTTTGTCAGTTCAATATCAGCTTTTTCAATTTCATGTTGCTTCTTTGCAACTTCAGCAGCTTCGAGAGCCTTCAGAACTGGAGCGGGAATGTCCGACTTAACGACCAATTCGCCACCAACTTCAATAGTCTCGATTTCTGCTTTCTTTTCAATTACGTCAGCTTTAATGACATAACCAGCTTCAATCAGGCTCTTGCTCAAACGCTCGTTTTCAGCTTTAGCAAGTTCAAGGTCGGCTTTCAAAGTTTCGATTTCAGAAACGGTTTCATCTGACTTCATCATATCCGCACCACAAGCCTTCATAGCTTCAGCTTCAGAGCAGTTATTAGCAGTCATGTAAGCCTTAACCTTGGCTTTCATTTTAGCATCCATTTTCTCAATATCCTCTTGAGAGTTGTCGCGCTTAAAGAGTGAAACCATTGCCTGTGCATTAGCTGGACGGTCAACAAGGGAGAGTTCTTCAAGCTGCAAGTTTTTCAGGAGATTTGGCAATTAGATTTCCTCCTTATTGGCTCGACCACCGATACTGAAGGCCGAAAGTTCACCGCTCTTGACCATAGCCCAGACAGCATCATCGTATACTTTGTAAGCTACGACCCATCCTTCACGATCAGATTGGATACCAAGAGCATCACAGATTTCTTTTGTGACAGGGAGCGAGTGTACAACGACACCAACTTGTTCCCCAGTGTGCATCGCTTTGCCTACGCGCACATACTCCATAAAATTATTGACTGCCTTTACCAAAGTATCGGCCTCAATTACATCGCCCTGACGATCAACAACAGGTACACCCTTTTCGGTTACCACTGAGGCCCAACCATAGACCATTCGCTGTTCGTCATCTACCTTAAGGATTTTACCCTCAAGGTTACTATCTGTTTTTGTCATTTCACTGACAGAAGTGTCGGCTTCCCACATGCGACAGGACCAATAACGAGCAGAGGTCTTATCTGAGGCAGTGTCGCAAGACATCCGAGAGCGGAAGTTAGCACGAGCCTGTGGGTCATCCCTACGGATTTCCATGTTAGGATCACCGAAAGCTACACGCTTTACTTTGTCGCCATCTTGAACAAAGACTTCAAACTTCTTGTTGCCATCTTGGATACGGCGAGGCTTATTCAGAGTAACAGTTTCACCCTGATAGTCAGCCTTCTGCAAATCTTCCTTCAGGATTTCCTGTATCAGCATCTGCAACATAGCCATACGCTCACTAGGAGGGGTCTCTGAGCCTTCTTCCATGTCGTCAGCACCGTAGGATGCCAAATACTCTTCATGGCTCCCAGCAGGCATAAAAACGGCCTGTCCATTATATTCGGAGACGTGAGTTGCACCACCAAGACCCATATCATAGCTGCGAGATACAGCCTCTTGCTGAGTTGTGAAGATGTCATTAGCGTATTGTGCTTTACGCAATGTTGACAGCTTGTGACCTACCATCTGACCAGTAGGCTTACCTTTGTCGTCCACAATCTCAATACGAGCAGCAGGTTCATCCTCAGAACCAGTAATCTTTACTGGGATGTTTGGAACTTTACCTTCACG